CTATCCGAGGGGCAAAGAGGGGGCAAGATTATTCGTAATGATATTATCTAAAACATTGACAGCTTGGTCCTTCATGTTTCTTGTGACGTGGGTATAGATGCTAGTAGTTACTTCCGAATCTGCATGACCAACCCTATCCATGATGGTTTTTAGGGGCACGCTGTTTTCAGCCAATATGCTTATCGTGGTGTGTCTAAAGATATGAGGGGACAAGTGCTTGTCGATAGGTGTTTCCAGTCTAGCATTAGCTCGTTGGAGCGATGCACTTAGGATTGTGCTATGGATAGGCTTGCCAGTATTGGTCGTGAAAATTTTATCGCTATGATACCAATCTGGGTTGGTTGATTCGCTTAACTCTTTCAATTCTAGTATCTGGTCAATGATTTCCATTTCTCGATTAGTGAGGTAAGTAGTTCGATAACTAGCGACTGTTTTTGTTCCTTCGTTTTCTGGGATATATCTGTTAAAAGAAGTGTGGATATCTAAAGAGCGTGTCTCTTTATGGTAATCTGACACGGTCAGTCCAGCTAATTCACCAATCCGACAGCCGTTTAGTAACATAAACTCACACGCTAGAGCATATCTCAGTGTAATGTCTTTTCGATAGAGTTCTTTCAGCAATCGACTGTATTCGTCTGGTTCTAAGTATTTATTCTTGGCAGCTTGTTGTTTTTCGAACTTATTAGTCTTCTTTGGTAATCGTGCCTTTCGTGATGGATTGTCGCTAATAAGTTGTTGATCCATAGCATAATCGAAGAATGTATTTAACACGGTCTTGGCACGATATTTCTGTGAATCTGTCCAGCCTTCGGTGTCTAGCAATGATTGGATAAGTCTAACGTTGATGTTTGATAGGATAGTTCCTTGTTCGATAGTGTCAGATATTCGCTTAACGGATGCTGCAAGGCTCTTGATTGAGCTTAACTTAATCTGTTTTTGGTGAAACTCCCACCATTCGTTGAAGGCACTATGGAACGATACATTAGTAGTGCTTGATGATTCTATTTTCTGGACTATCTTATCATCCAGTAAGCGTTGAGCTTCTTTCTTTGCTCGATTCGAACCGCTATTAAGCGTTACAGATACCCGTTTCCATTTCTCAGTGTAAGTGTCCTTGTATCTTTCGAAATATTTATATTTTCCGTTTGGTAATTCTTCTACCCACATTGTATTTACCTCACTTTTTTGATAAAATGGGTACAGAAAAAAGACTTGTAAGACTGCTCTCAGTTTACACGATTTTTTCTGTGATGCACAAGCTCTATAATCTAACTTTGGCGAGGGAGATTATAGGGCTTTTTTATTAGTTTCAAATATTCGTTTTTTACAAAAGTCTCATCACAAATCGTGGTGAGATTATATTTTTCCATGAAGTGTAAGTAATTAAAATCATCAAGATTTTCATTTTTCAACAACTCATGGATCATGTTCCTATTAGCTTGAGCTTCGTATTTTTCACGCAAACGCTCATAGTCTTTAGAATTGTGCTCTAGGTGGCTTAATTCATGCAAAATGACCTTTAAACGTATTTCTGGGGCTAAATCCTTATTGATATAAACCACCCTGTTTATGAGGTCGAGAAAGCCGTTTCGTGACCACTCGTTAGAACTAAACTCACAAAGAGACACGTTGAACTGCTCAAGCAATTCACTTTCAGTCATAGAGCCTCCATGATATTATTTGCCGAACCAGACAGGAATAGCAATACCGGCAAGAGCTACAAGGATACCAATAAACCAATAAGTGAATTCTTTTCTATTCTTGGCTTGTTCCTCAAGTTGCCTATTGGTTTGTGCTAAGAACATGTTTTCCATGCGTTGACCAAAGGTATCAAATTTAGCGTCAATCTTTTGGTCCATCATCTGGAATTTTAAGTCCAGTTCGTTTTTGGCATACATGTCGTCCAGTTTGTTTTCAATTTTTTCAATACGACGTCCTAACTGGTCAGTGCGGAGAGATAGCTCAGTCTTATCTTGATTTAAACTCTGGGCTGTTTGCTGGAGAATGCGTTGAGTGTTTTCTTCGTTCTTTTCCAATCTTTGCTCAAGCGCCTGGATATCCAGTTCACGATACAAGTCAATAGCCATTTTTCTTACCTCATCTATTTGATTTTGTAAGTCCATTATATCACTTGCATGGGGTGTTTGGGTGTTGATTCTTTTGCCGGAGTCTATAGAAGTTACCTTAGACTGTCTAGCGTTTGCGGTGTCATTTGTTTTAGGAATTTCGATATCTCGAGTATTATCCATTTATACCACCCCCGAAATAATAGTAGCAGTAAAATGTATCAGCAACCTTATCACCCTTTATCAAAGCGAACAACAGGAACAAATCCCCTTTTTCCATCAAGGTTAAATCAAAGGCAAAATCCCCGGCCGCTTTCCCGTACCCTTCATTATCAGGGGCTGAAATGCTTGACTTTGGTATATAGACGTTCGTAGCATGGAAGGGATGAGACTCTCCACTCGGAAAATTTGCAGTAACTACTAGCGTGTAGTTCGTTTCGGGTTGGATGTTGAAGAAGTCTATAGAACAATTCAGCGCCACGCCCGTCGGATAACTCGATAACTTGTTTAATGTGCTAAGTTCTTCACCGCTGTCAGCTTCAGAAAGTTTGACCCCAGCAATCTTTTCCTTAAACGGATTCGGCTTCATAGCGATACTTACCATACTATTTCTCCTTACTACTCATATAACCAGCGATTATGCCACGGATAGCCCGCTTATCATCCTCGGTAAGTGGTTTACCGTCGAACATCATGGCGTTAGCTATGATTTCGCCGATATCGTGGGCATTGGTTGGGTGCGAATCTTTAGTCATAGGGACATCATACCCCATGAGCCACGCTTCAGATACCCCCAACGTCCTAGCAAGCAGCACCAACTTTTCTTGGTCTGGTGTTGATTTCCCATTGATATATTGAGACAAAGCACTCTTTCCAAGTTTTACACCCAATTCTTTTTGATGCACTTTTGAAAGAGAAATCACGTCAACTTGTTTCAAATTCCGCTCGCTCATTACTTGTTGCAAACGTGAAGCAGTAGTATTTTTCATATTTTTTCCTTTTCCTTTTATGAGTACATTATATAGTAGAAAATAAAAAAAGTTCAAGAAAAATCTAAAAAAAGTTCAAAAAATTGAACAAAAACTATTGACAAATAAAAAGAGAAGGATTAAAATAAAACCATAAAGTTCAAGAGATTGAACTTAGAAAGGAGAACTCAATGAGATTTAACTACGCTAAATTAAAAGGGCGTATCATTGAAAAATATGGAACGCAAGAAGATTTTGCAAAAGCCATCGGCTTGACTCCGACAACGTTTTCGTTTAAAATCAACGGAAAGTCAAGTTGGAAAAATGACGAAATTGCAAAAGCTGCCGAATTATTAGAGATCTCACCCGATGAGATTGTAGGATATTTTTTTAACTACAAAGTTCAAGAACTTGAACCTAATAATTAAAATTATGAAAGGAGCTTAAACAAAATGAAGACACTAAAAAAACTCAAAGAATTCTTTGAGTCGAACTTAGACGGATATGATGTGGCACTGGCTATCATCGGTAGCTTAATCGGAGTTGTGATTGGCACAGCAATATTCTGGCTGTTAGTTAAATAACCAATTCTGAATAAGGAGTGTGATAGCAGTTCCAAACACTGAAACGAAAAGAGGTATCCAGAAACTTGTGAGCCAAAGTTGGCGTGAGAAAGTTTTGTATTGACGTAGGAAGATAAGACCCCTGCTAGTAATTCTGAAATCATTCGTTAGGTATTGCTCAATGAATGACAATGAAATTAATTCTTCAATAGCAAGTAGATCTTGCTCAATTAAATCTGAATAGTCTTCATAGATGACACAATTGGAATCATCTATGACCTCAATCATTTCTTTCAACAACTTTCTAGCTTGTTTCGATACAGTTTCAATCATTTTAAACACCTCTTGAATTAATTATATCAGAAAGGACTACCAATGAAAATAACCTACAAACCAGCCGGAATCAATGAAACGGCTGAGTGGGGAGACTATGAACACCTCATGCAACGGTGGGAAGGTCTAGGGAAGTCAATGGCAAAAAACCTCATTCGAGAAATGAGGGATAACAAAGACTTTCGGGGCTATGTTGTCAACCCAACTCATAAACTGGTTTTTATCAACTATGAAGGGTTTAAGTCCTTCATCGAATGGAAAACTAGGAACAGATTCAAATAACATTAATATCCCTGGCCGCAGAAGTGAGCTAGTGAGGAGATGTAAGCAATACCAACCAAAAAACTACAACGATTTGATATTCATAATTGTCTCCTTAAATATATAAATCTATGAAAAAATCCTCACTAGTTCTCTAGTGCGGTTAGGGAAAAGAAGAAAGGGATTAACAATGAAAAAACTATTTGCATGGCTTTGGAGCAAAAAACAACAAGAACCAGAATATTTCTTTGAGCCAGTATGGACACCACGAGAAATCAACGACCAGAAATATGAAGCACGCCAAAAACGTGAGCGTGAGTTACTAGCGAAATACGGAAACCGATAAGATCACTATCTTCAATCCGTAGCCACGGCCCCATCGTGGAGTGTATCTTATACCCATTTTCCCAAAAAATAACACTTTACTACCCACACAAAATCTTTCTAAAAAACATATTTACAAAGCGGTGGGGCTATGGGTGCGGATTGAAGCACTAAAAAAGCACAGGTAAGGGCCTGTGCAAGAAAAAAACATCTATACAAGGAGTATACCATGAAAACACTCAACACTCAAACAGTAGCTAAACCTGGATTCACTAAAAGCAAAGCATTTGGCTTGTGTGGCACACTTGCCATTGCCACAGCTCTATTGATTGGAGCTGGTCAAGTATCAGCGGACGAAACTACCGCACCAGTGGCGGATACACAGCCAGCGGTGTCTAACGTTTACACAGCGGATAACGCTGGTAACGTTACAGTTACACCTAGCGAAACAGCGGCACCAGTAGAATCTCAACCGATTGCAGAAGCACCAGCAACAACTACAGAAGTAGCTCAACCAGTAGCTGAAACCCCAGCGGCACCTACTACAGTTACCAAAGAAGGCGACACAATCAACGTTGAAAATCCTAACGTTGAGGTTACTTTCCCTAACGGTAATGGTAAATACTCACCGTTCGAAGTGGAATATAAAGATATTCAAATTCCAGACGACGTGCCGGTTAATGCTGGTGACAAGGTTACTTTTGACTTGCCCGAAGAAGTGAAATTCCAAACCTCTTACGAGTTTGATGTTCACAATCCAGAAAAAGCAGTAGTTGGTAAAGCTACAGCGGATGCCACTACGAACAAGGTGACAACTGTATTCAATGACTACTTTAAGACACACCCTCTAAATAAGAGCATGAGTCTTAAACTTGATGCAAGTTGGACCGATAAAGTTGTAGCAGGGAAGCCGGTAAATATCAACTTTAACGGAACTGTGGTAACAGCTAATATTGGTTCAGAGCAAGTCATTGGCAAAGATGAACTTATCGCTAAATGGGGATTCCAAGACAAAGAAGACCCTACTGTAATCAATTGGACAGCTCGTGTTAACTATGCCAAACGTGTACTAAACTATGTATCAATCATTGATACCATGAGTGATAATCAAAAGCTTGTTGATAATTACTTCGAAATCAAATCGATTGAAAGCGTAGACCCTTGGATTGATAAAGGTTCTGCTATGGATTTAGTAAAATCAATCAGTAAATCAGACCACGGTTTCACAATTAAAATGGATCGCCTTGATCATATGATTTATATTAACTATAAAACTAAATTGATTAACGCGGTTAAAGATAGCGTAAACCCAACCAATAAGATTGAGTTGAAAGCTGAGTCAGACGGTGCTATCTCACACAGTTATGTCCAACTTGTCGGTGGTAAAGGCGATGCCAGCGGTGAAAATAAACCAGAACCAACGTTTGAAATTCCACACGATGCACCTAAGTACGAAAAACCGGAATTTGAGGGCGGCATCCCAGGGATTCCAGAGGTGCGAGAATTGCCAGAGTACACTGAACCAATCGGTACCGTACCGAATGAAGCCCCAGTTTATGATAAACCAGAATGGAACGGCGGTATTCCGGGTATTCCGGAAGTTCGTGAGCTCCCACCATTCGAAGGCGGCGTAGTTCCAAACGACGCCCCTATCCTCGACTTGCCAGAGCTTGAAATTCCAGTAGAGCCAGATAAACCGGTTACGCCGAAAGAATTACCTAGCAAGCCCGTAGACGCTCCGAAAACAAAAGAGGCGGAATACGCCACAGTATCTTATAACTTCGTACCAGTGAGCAAAGAGACACCTAAAACAGCCGTTTACGGTGGTGTTCTCCCAAACACTGGGGAGAAAGAGGGGATTGCTAGCGCTTTAGGGTTGGTAGTAATTGCAGCAGGTATCACAACTTTGGGATTGAGCTTCAAGAAATACAACGAAGAAAAAGAGGATTAAGTGAATGAGCATCGCGATAAATAAGTTGGAAATTGAAAACGTCAAACGAATTAAAGCAGTCAAGGTTGAGCCATCGCCTACCGGCCTCACAGTAATCGGTGGGAATAATAACCAGGGTAAAACAAGCGTGCTAGATTCTATCGCTTGGGCACTTGGTGGGAATCGTTTTAAACCTAGCAAGGCGGCTCGTGAAGGTTCTGTCGTTCCTCCTTCTCTTAAAATTACCATGTCAAATGGATTGATTGTTGAGAGAAAAGGAAAAAACAGCTCTCTGAAAGTAATTGATCCGAACGGCAATAAAGGCGGCCAACAACTTCTCGATAGTTTCGTTGAGGAATTGGCCATCAACCTCCCGAAATTTATGGACAGCACTGCTAAAGAGAAAGCTGACATCCTTTTGCAAATCATCGGGGTTGGCCCTCAATTAGCTGAATTAGAAATCAAAGAGAAGCAGTTATATGATCAGCGCCATGCTATCGGTGTAATTGCTGACCAGAAGGAAAAGTTCGCAAAAGAACAGACCTATTACCCAGACGCACCAAAAGAGTTGGTTTCCATTGCAGACCTGATTGCAGAACAGCAAGAAGTGTTAGCAAAAAATGGAGAGAATGCTCGCAAACGTCAAAACGCTCAGCAGATTAAAACTGCCTACGAAGGCAAACTTGCTGAAGTTAACCGTTTGGCAGAACAATTGAAGGCAGCTCAAGCAGAATTAGAAACTCTTGAAAACGACCTTCAAATTGCTACCGACTTAACGATTGACCTTATCGATGAATCTACAGAAGAAATCGAAAGCAATATCGCCAACATCGAACAAACAAACCTCAAGGTTCGAGCAAATCTTGATAAAGAAAAAGCTGAAGAAGAAGCTAGAGTCCAACGTGAAGAATACAACAGATTATCTAGCGAAATCGAAGCTGTTCGAAAAGACAAGCGTGACCTGTTAACTAATGCCGACCTGCCACTCGAAGGACTATCTGTCAACGATGGGAAACTTCTCTATCTCGGTCAAGAGTGGGATAACATGTCAGGTTCTCAACAACTCATGGTAGCGACCGCAATCGTCCGAAAACTAAAACCGGATTGTGGCTTCGTTTTAATCGACAAGCTCGAACAAATGGACCAAATCACATTGGACCAATTTGGAAAATGGCTTGAGGATGAAGGTCTCCAAGCTATTGCAACGAGAGTATCGACTGGTGATGAATGCTCAATTATCATCGAAGACGGCTATAGTCTCGATAATAAGACACATCAGCCAACAACAGAAGCTAAATCCGAAACACCACAAACGCCATCATGGCAAGGAGGATTTTAATGCAAATCACAAGAGGTATTAAAGCCAGAGCTCAGAAGGTTGTTATCTACGGCCCTGAAGGTATCGGGAAATCAAGTTTTGCAGCTCAATTTCCAGACCCTGTGTTTATCGATACTGAAGGTTCTACAGACAATATGGATGTAGCTAGATTGGATAAACCATCAAGTTGGACCATGTTGATGAACGAGATTGCTTTCATCAAAGCAAACCCAGATTCATGCAAGACCTTGGTAGTCGATACAATCGATTGGGCTGAGTCGTTAGCGGTTGAATCCGTTTGTGCTCAGCACGGAAAGAAGGGAATCGAAGATTTTGGATGGGGGAATGGATATACCTACGTCCGTGAAGAAATTGGTCGCTTCCTAAATAGTCTAAGCGAATTAATTGATCTAGGGATTAATGTTGTTCTTACTGCGCACGCTCAGATTAAGACCTTCACTCAACCCGACGAAATGGGAAGCTATGACCGCTACGAGCTCAAACTTGGAAAGAAAACAAGCTCACAGACAGCACCGTTGGTCAAAGAGTGGGCTGACATGGTCCTATTCTGTAACTACGAAACAATCGTAATGACTGATGAGAAGTCTAAAAAATCGAAAGCGCAAGGTGGACAGCGTGTTATGTATACACAACACCATCCGGCGTGGGATGCCAAGAATCGTCACAATCTACCTAATAAACTGCCATTAGACTACGCTGGAATCGCTCATATTTTCAATAATGTTCAAGCTGCACAGCAGCCAGCAAAGGTACAAACTCCGCCGCCTGCACCTAAGGAACCAACAGTGCCAGCGGAAGAAACGCCTATTCAAACTCAAACACCAACTCCAACTCCACAAGAGCCAGTCAACCCTGCACCAGTGGAACGTGGAGCTTATCAAGAGCCTGCTCCGTTCATCGAGCCTGCTCTCCGTGACCTAATGATTGCTAACCAGGTCACTGAACAAGAACTTCAACAGGCTGTAGCCTCTAAAGGCTATTACCCTATTGAAACACCTATCTCAATGTATGACAAATCATTCATCGACGGGGCTCTAGTAGCTACTTGGGACCGTGTCTTTGAAATGGTAAAAGAAATCCGTGGATCAGAATTTTAGGAGGAATATAAACAATGACTACACTTAACAATAATTTTCAACGTGAATTTGGCTGGGACGACACTATTCAAGAAGATGCTAAAGAGTTTATCACGCTAACTCCCGGAGATTATGTCTTCACTGTAACAAACTTTGAACGTGGACGTCACGCTCCAAACCCACAAAATCCTGGGAAACTTCCAGCATGTAACAAAGCGATCATCACAATCCAAGTTGAGACTGAAGAAGGTCTTGCAACAATGACACACAATCTATTCTTGCACTCATCAACTGAAGGAATGCTCTCAGCGTTCTTCGGAGCCATCGGGCAAAAGAAACGCGGGGAACCACTTCAAATGAATTGGAATACCGTCGTGGGTTCAACAGGGGTGTGCCGTGTCGGAAACCGCACATACAACGACACTGTGTATAACGATGTCAAACAAATGATCTACGCCGACAGTGTTGATTGGACAAAAGTATTGAATGCCAATGTTGCTCCACAAGGTGGACAACAAGCTCCTCAACAAAACCAAGGGTATCAACAACCTCAACAACCTCAACAAGCACCTAACGGTGGTGGATTCGGAGGATTCTAATGCAACTTAGACCTTACCAAGAAGAGGCAAGGGTTAAGGTACAGCAAGAGTGGAAGGAGGGCAGGAAGCGCACGCTACTTGTCCTACCCACTGGCTGTGGCAAGACCATCGTCTTTTCAAAAATTATAGAAGACCGTGTCAAAATGGGAGAACGTGTTCTCGTTCTCGCTCATCGCTCAGAACTTTTGGAACAAGCCAGTGATAAATTAATGACGGCTACAGGGCTAGGAACGGCACTGGAGAAAGCTGAAAATACTTCAATCGGCTCATGGTTTCGTGTTGTCGTTGGTTCAGTACAGACTATGCAGCGTGAGAAACGACTCAGTCAGTTCCCACCTAATCACTTCGATACTATCGTCATCGATGAGGCTCACCACGCCATATCAGACGGTTATCAGCGTGTGCTAGAGCACTTCGGGGAAGCTAATGTCTTAGGTGTCACAGCCACGCCTGACCGTGGTGATATGCGAAATTTAGGCAGCTATTTCGACAGTCTAGCTTATGAGTACCCTTTGGTTGACGCTATTAAATCAGGGTATCTATCGAAAATCACAGCTATTACAATCCCTCTTGAGCTCGACTTGTCAACAGTTAGTCAACAAGGTGGAGATTTCAAAGCCAGTGAAATTGGAACAGCTCTGGACCCTTATCTCGAACAAATTGCGGACGAGATGGTCAAGCAGTGCAAAAACAGGAAAACAGTCGTTTTCTTGCCACTAGTGAAAACATCACAAAAATTCCGAGACATCCTAAACGAGAAGGGATTTCGAGCCGCTGAGGTGAACGGAGAATCCAAGGATCGCGCTGAAATCCTAGAAGATTTCGACAAGGATAAATACAATGTTTTGTGTAACTCGATGCTGTTAACGGAGGGTTGGGACTGTCCAACAGTAGACTGCGTGGTTGTGTTAAGGCCGACAAAAGTCCGTGCTCTGTATAGTCAAATGGTGGGACGTGGTACACGTCTTGCACCCGGGAAGGAAAATCTATTACTACTTGATTTCCTATGGCACACTGAACGTCACGAACTTTGTAGACCAGCACACTTAATCGCTAGCAGTCCAGAGGTCGCTAAAAAGATGACTGAAAACATGGCTGAAGATACTGAGGTTGAATTCAGTCTATTGGAAGCTGAAGAACAAGCTGGAAAAGATGTTGTCGCCGAAAGAGAAGAAGCTCTCGCTAAGCAACTTGCAGAACAACGGAAGAAAAAACGCAAACTTGTGGATCCATTGCAGTTCGAAATGTCAATCCAAGCTGAAGACTTAGCGGACTATGTCCCATCATTTGGTTGGGAAATGGCTCCGCCTTCAGAAAAACAGCTTAAAGCGCTTGAAAAATTCGGAATCTATACCGAAGAAATCGGGAATGCTGGAAAAGCTGGCAAACTACTAGACCGCTTAAACAAACGCAAAGACAGTGGATTGACCACACCTAAACAGATACGATTGCTCGAAGGTCGCGGCTTCCGCAATGTCGGGATGTGGAAATTTGAAGATGCTAGCAATCTGATTAATCGAATTGCAGCTAGCGGCTGGAGAATGCCAAAAGGAATCATTCCAGCTACATACCAGCCAGAATAAAGGAGATTAAATGTCAGAAGGTACTTTTGATTTAATCCCACTCTTAGATTATATTGACCCTTCTACATTGTCTTATCAGGAGTGGGTAAACGTAGGAATGGCCCTGAAACAAGAGGGCTATACAGCAATGGATTGGGACACTTGGTCTCAATCAGACAGCCGCTATAAAAAGGGTGAGTGTTTCAGTAAATGGGATACCTTCCAATACGATGGAGGGGGTGCTGTTACCGGAGCAACCATTACACAAATGGCAAAAGACAACGGCTGGGAACCAATGAATAAGTCGGGTAAAAGCTATGAGCTCGACTGGGATTCTACAATTGACCGTGATTATCAAATCGTAGATAAGAATTGGGTCGAATCAAAGGAAATCCGAGAACCGATTAATTGGCATCCAGTCCAAGACCTTGTCAAATACATCGAAACGTTGTTTGAAATGACTGACCTTGTTGGTTATGTCACTTCAACTTATCCGATTGAAACAGAGAATGGGCCAATATACAAACCAACTCAAGGCAATTACGACAGGACTGCCGGAGAGCTTATCAAAGAACTTCAGAGTAATGGCGATGATATTGGTGCAGTCTTCGGAGACTACAAGGAAGAAGCTGGTGCCTGGATTCGTTTCAATCCATTGGATGGGAAGGGTGTCAAGAACGATAACGTCACTGATTTCAGATACGCTCTAGTAGAATCTGACAGCATGGAGCTTGGGAAACAGTACGCTCTATTTAAAGAATTAGAGCTACCTATTGCTACATTAGTACACTCTGGACACAAGTCGTTGCATGCAGTGGTGCGAGTGGATGCTAGAGACTACCAAGAATATCGGAAGCGTGTCGATTACATTTATCAGATTTGTAAAAAAAATGGACTTGATATTGATACCCAAAACCGAAATCCAAGCCGACTCTCTCGTATGCCTGGAGTAATCCGAAATGGACATAAGCAGTTCTTGATTGATACGAATCTTGGGAAAGCTAACTACGAAGAATGGTATCAATGGGTTGAAGATCTAAACGACGACCTGCCTGATCCTGAAACACTAGCAGACGAGTGGGACCACCTTCCGGATTTAGCACCAGAGCTTATCCACGGTGTGTTGCGACAAGGCCACAAGATGCTAATCGCAGGTCCATCAAAAGCTGGTAAATCATTTGCTCTCATCGAGTTATCAATAGCTCTAGCAGAAGGAAAAGAATGGTTAGGTTGGCAGTGTGAGCAAGGAAGAGTCCTCTATGTCAATCTTGAATTAGATAGACCATCAGCTTTGCACCGATTCAAAGATGTTTACACTGCTATGGGAATCGAGCCTAAATGCGTAGCAAATATTGATATCTGGAACCTTCGCGGGAAAACTGTACCGATGGACAAGTTGGCGCCTAAACTCATCCGACGCTCGCTCAAAAAGAATTACCAAGCGGTTATTATCGACCCTATCTATAAGGTCCTGACAGGGGATGAAAACTCTGCAGACCAAATGGCACACTTCACTAATCAATTCGATAAGGTAGCTACTGAGCTAGGCTGTGCCGTAATTTATTGTCACCACCACTCAAAAGGGAGTCAAGGTGGTAAGAAATCAATGGACCGAGCTAGTGGCTCAGGAGTGTTCGCTCGTGACCCTGATGCTCTGGTTGACTTGGTCGAGCTAGATCTTAACGAAGATATTATCAATGCAAGAATAGAAAAAGCGACAGCTAAAATCTATCAACGAGCCTTGCAAGAACAAGCAAATGATTACTACCAACACTATGTCAGTCTCGATGACCTGGAAAGTCGATATCAAATGCAGCAACATTTTGATAAAGGTATTCCAGATATTATGAAACGAGAGCCTTATTTAAAAGAGGTAAAAGACACTGTGCGTAGTATTGAGATTGCTAGCGCTTGGCGAGTTGAAGGAACGCTTCGTGAATTCGCTAAATTCCCACCTCGAAATATGTGGTTTAGCTATCCAGTCCATGAAGTAGACACTACTGGAGTGTTAGCTGATATTCAATTGGAAGATGCAGCACCAGGTTGGAAAAAGAATCTCGACAGTAAGAAGGGTAATGAATCGAAAAAGAAAACTGCTGACGAAAGATTCACAACAGCTATGCAAGTATTATTTGACGGAATCACTCCAGTTGAATTGAACGATGTAGTGGAATATTTCTCAACAGAAGATAAGCCAGTCAGCGAAAAAACCATCAGAAGATGGGTGAAAAATAATGGCGATTTTGAGGTGAAAAACAACCAAATTTTACCTAAAAAATAGCCAGGGACATTACAGGGACAGGGACAAACCCGAGGGACAAACCCGAGGGACAACTTCGGGAATGTCCCTGTCCCTGAGGGACAAACCCGAGAATGTCCCTGTGTCCCTGAGGTGTCTCTAGGGACAAGGACAAACCCGAGAATGTCCCTGAGAAATCCCACAACCACGCGGTTTAGAGGCTCTAGGGACAAACCCGAGAACTCAGGGACAAAACCAGGGACAGAATATCTCCCTCTGTGAGGAGAGATATTTAGGAAAATGTCCCTGAGAGTTCAGAAGAACAGGTACAGGAACATGGGGGTCCTAAGACTCCCCCATGTAACCCTGTAACCCTGTCCTTCACTCTGAACTTAGGCGCGTGAGCGTGGTAAGTAAAAAGAAAGAGTAAAAAGGTAAAAATTATGGCACGAAAGAAAAAAACATATTCGGTCAAATTAGATATCGGTAAAAAAATGCCTCCACTTTATCACACGTTACCGGGTCAAGATTTTTGGTATTCAGATTCAGAGGTTTTGAAATGGATTGCGAATCAACCGATTCTCTTGAATTGGGTAAAGGACCAGCTCAAAACGGCTGGATATATTACCTATGACAGACAGACTGGAAAATGGACCGGTATCGATTATCGAGATGAGGTTGGATATGATGATTGAATTTTTCGTTCCGATGAAAAAAATTCCAACTACAACGCACCAACAGAAAAAAGTCGCTGTGGTGAATGGTAAGCCGAAATTCTATGAGCCTCAAAAGTTGAAAGAAGCTAGAGACTTGTTTTTAACCCTGCTTGCTCCGTATACCCCAAACGAAAAAATTGAAGGCCCTATACGTCTAACGGTCAAGTGGCTATTTCCTAAAATCAAAAAAGCAACTCACGGCCAGTACAAGACCACTAAACCAGATACAGACAATCTACAAAAACTTCTGAAAGATTGCATGACTGATCTTGAGTATTGGGAAGACGATGCTCAAGTCGCTAGTGAGATTGCCGAAAAGTTTTGGTCAGACACTGTTGGAATATACGTCAAGGTGGAAGAACTATGAATTATATCAATTTCTTCGAGTCTGAAGTTCCGAATTGGATGAGAGAGAACAACCAAATGATGCAGCAGGTCGGTTTTAATACTCCTGCATATTGGGAGTGGGTAGTGGTATCTATCGATAAGGTTTGTGAAAAATACAATAACGATACTTTAGTCAAAAATCAATTTCATATTATCTGGGATTTCCTGGATGAGAAGGCTAGGGAGGTCTCAGGTAACAACTAATGGTAAAACGATGGAATGATCGCATGGCTGGTGTTAAATATGCACCACGGCCATACGAACCGGCAACAGTGTTAGAGTGTGTGGAAGTTTTTAGCCGATGGTTTTATACGACACACCAAAAGAAAGGTGTGGTAGCAACCAAGCTAGGTATTGGGAATAAGAAACTCAACCGCATTCTAACGCTGGAGCAGTTACCGGATGAAGAATTACTAAAGGAGATGATGAAGCTATGCGAGCGAAAGAGTTTGCACTCTACAAGGGTGAAGAATTGCTAGCAATGGGAACTAAGCGTGAAATTGCTAAACAATTGGGCGTGTCAGCTAGTACCGTTGGTTACTATGGAACGCCGGTATACGCTCGAAGAACATCGGAAAATGGAAGGAGATTAGTAGAGCTATGAAATATAAAGTTATCGTCTATTACGACAACATGGAAGACAGTGAGCATATTTTTAGTAACAAGAACGACGCTATCAACGAATTGCATCGCTTACGAGGTGTTAAATATCGCAATTCTAGGATGTATACGGTGGAGCTAGTCGAATGCGGTGGATAGTTAGAGTAGCACGCACAATGGATGATGTTAAAGAGTGCTATTTCACAGATAAGGACAAGGCACTGAAACACATTGAAGCGTTGAAAAAGTTAAGCATGGCAGTAGATGATGCCACTGTATGGATGGAGGAAATTGATGATTAGAACGAAGTGGTTAGAGGTCGACAAAGAGACTAGATACACGGTTCGAGTGAAAGGGATTGACGGATACTGTAAATACCTCAATCGGGATACAAAAACTCAAAAATGGCTTTTTGCATCGAAAACAGAACTTGAAAGATTTCGAGCACACCACACCCGCAAAGAGCTAGAAAAAGCTGATTTTGGCTGGGTGTTTGATTGCCCGGGCGTGGAAGTGAAAGAGGTGGACGATGGAAACGATTAAATTTATTTTGATGGTCGTAGCTGTGGTTTATGCTTGGCGCACGCTGTTTGGTGGGGGTGAATAGATGACTAATCTTAAACGATCGCAAAAGAAGAGGATTTATAATGAGCTGGCAGTCGCAACGATTCTGTTACTGGTCTCACTGGCCATTAACGTGACTACCGTCTTGCGAGTGGTTAATAGACCTATCGAGACAGTGGTTATCCATAAAGCTGACAATGCCGTTGAATTACACGGCAAGGTTACTGGAAAATCGAAAATTAAAAACCTCTACACGCTCGATTGTGGAGCTTACGGGAAATTCTTAGTAAGCAAGGAGCAGTACGACAGCGTGAACGTTGGGGATGATATTCCTAGCTATCTAAGGGGGCGAGGACAATGATTCCAAGACTTAGAGCGTGGGATAAAGAGTTCAAAGAGATGGTGCAAGTTGACGCACTGGTTTTCGATGAACAAATTATCAAAGCAACTTACAAAAATGGAAATGTTGTAAAAGAAGACTTAAAAAATTATGTACTCATGCAATCCACAGGCCTCAAAGACAAGAATGGCAAAGAAATCTTTGAGGGGGATATCTTAACGACTGGGAAACGGACGGGAGTTGTCAAAAATCATCGAACGCTTGGTTTTTATATGAACGACGCAAGAGGGAATAACTGGTGGTTTGGGTCTGATGTTGATTTAGCAGAATTTGAAGATTTCACAAGAGATGTGGCAAGAAAAATCGGAATTTTAGGCAACATATACACGAACCCAGAGTTAGCAGAGGTGAAACATGACTAAACATCAATATGCAGGACTGACACCAGAGCTATATCAACGGTTAGTCAGTGAACGTGCAGCACTGAAAGAAGCACATCCAAGGGATTACAAGCAGTTTTTCCAAGATGTTAAGCAGTGCAGTGAATTACAAGCCCGTCTCACTTATCAAGCATTTAACAATGTAGTCGTGGAGCGTTGGAAAATGACTCCCAATACTGCCGAACGACTAGAAGGCATTATTTCGGATGAATTATTCAAGGATCTTCAAGATTATCTGGCCAAGAACTACACAAGAGGGACAGTTACTCGGCCAGTCGTAGATACGACCAATGCAGGACTTCCAGAGGAATTGTTTAAGCAATTCCAAGGTGAGGTGGAAGAACTACGCAACCTTCACAAGAACAGCATAGCTAAACACATCATGCAAGTTAAGGGATGCGATAGGAAAGAAGCTAATAGAATCAAGGACTCAATCAATCGCTGCTATGTCGAGCGCATCGTCCTAACGCCACTCAAAGTCATTCAAATGGAAGGGCTATTTTCCAGAGATTTATTCAGCAAGATTGCTAAATACGTCTTGAATAATTACGAATGGCCCGAGAGATTAGACGATGAAGTTGATCGCATCGTTCTCGAATATCGTACTAAAGGCGAGTTAGGTCGCAAGAAACCTAGTGTCAAGCGTGCTCTATACACGGCATTGGCAATGGGTTTGTAGCCAGAATGGTATAGACGGTTCGATTCCGTCACTGGCTGTTAGTCTGTCAAAACACTAATTAATTTAGTGGCTAAGACACTTTTCAACACTTTTTCGACACTCGCATCGCTGACAGACCGATGCAAACAAATCCAGTAAATAATAAGCTATAGAATCGAGGAATCCTTTTTATTTTTTTCAAATCATAAGCCTTGCATTGCTGGTGGTAAGACTAAATCTAATGTATTGGAGGTGATAGCTTAATCCTTCTTTGTTCTTGTAAACAAAAAAAGGCCCAGACTAATGCCCAGGACTTCTACGAAATTCTTAATACTATTATAACATGAAAGGCCTCTTGCATGGAAACTAAAAAATACAGTAGACGGCTAAATGTAGATTTCAAGGAGTATATCAACATTCTAACGCTATACTTCAACAGAGGGATTAATGGGAACACGCTGCTCAACGAGAAAATTAAGAAACGTGAGCAAGAGCTGGAAAATCCAGACAAGGAAAATAGTGAAGTTATCGTACTTCGAAAAGAAACTGATAGCGAACTGATGAAATACCGTCATTGGTTAAAATGCACTGAAGAATATATCAGCACTTCTGATGAAATCGTACTCAAGATCATCAAGGAAGTCTATGTATTTAGACATGCTAACATTCAAGCGATGGCACTAGAGTATTACATCAGTGAGCGGAATGCCTATCGATTGGTAAATCTATGGTTCGAAGGGTATAGAGATTACCTTTGGAAGTGTGCGTTGGCAAAAAAATAGGCAGAAAATATGCGATAATATAAGCTAGCAAGCAAATGGACTTAGGTCTGTTTGCTTTTTTCGTGCATAGAAAGGAGGATTAATGAACGAAAGACAGAAGAAATTTGCAGACGAATATTTAATATCTGGCGTGGCTCATAGCGCAGCATTAAAAGCTGGTTATTCTGAAAATTACGCAAAAACAAGGTCTCATAAGCTGTTAGAAAATGACAGAATCAAGGCTTATATTGACGAACGCTTGAAAGAGCTTGAGAAAGAGAAGATAGCGAAACAAGATGAAGTCATGCAAGTATTCACCTCGATTTTGCGGCAGGAACTCATGGAAGAAGTTATCGAGCTTAACGCTATGACTGGTCAGTTTGTTAAAACGAAGAAACCTCCGTCTATTGCAGAGGTCATCAAAGCTGGTAGCGAAATCATGAAACGCTATCCGACAGCCAAACAATCCGAGAAACTAGAACTTGAAATTAAGAAACTCAAAGAACAGTTAGACAGTGGCGTCGAAGGGACGATGAACGTTAACATCATCAATACTTGGGAGGATATCCCTAATGACGACGATTAACATTCAGAAGAACGTCAACCCTAATTTCAAGGTCGTTTGGCAGTCGCAAAAGCCTTACAACGTGCTAAAAGGTGGGCGTAACTCTTTCAAGTCCTCAGTTATTGTTCTAAAACTCGTCTATATGATGATTAAGTACATCATGAGAGGCGAAAAAGCAAACGTGGTAGTTATTCGTAAGGTGGCTAATACGATTCGTGACAGCGTGTTTAATAAGGTTCAATGGGCCATTAGTCTATTCGGTCTGGACAATCACTTTAGGGCCACTGTGAGTCCATTTAAGATAGTTCATAAACGTACTGGCTCAACGTTCTATTTCTACGGTCAAGACGATTTCCAGAAGCTGAAATCAAACGACATTGGGAACATCATTGCCGTTTGGTATGAGGAAGCGGCTGAGTTTAACAGTGCCGAGGACTTCGACCAGTCTAACGTGACATTCATGCGGCAAAAACATGAGAAAGCCCCGTTTGTTCAATTCTTCTGGTCGTACAACCCGCCTAGAAACCCGTATAGCTGGATAAATGAGTGGTTTGAGGATATCAAGACTAATGATAACTACCTGGCACACTCAAGCACCTATCTTGATGACAAATTAGGCTTTGTGACTGAACAAATGCTGGAAGATATCGAACGCATTAAGCAGAATGATTACGACTATTACCGCTATCTTTATCTTGGTGAAGCGGTTGGGCTTGGGAATCAGGTTTATAACATGAGTACGTTTCACGCCATCGACAGCTTACCGACGGACGATAGACTTATCGGAATATCGTTTGCAATGGATACAGGGCACCAACAATCAGCAACTGCATGCGGTGCTTATGGCTTGACTGCAAAAGGCAATGTGATTCTGTTAGATACATTCTATTACAGCCCTGCCGGTCAAGTTGTCAAGAAGGCGCCGAGCGAATTAACGGTTATGATCAGCAACTTCATCGACAAGGTACTCAAACAATACCGAGTGCCTAAACTACGCATGACTATCGATAGTGCTGAAGGTGCCCTTCGAAATCAATACTTCAAGGACTTTGGCGAGAGATGGCATCCAGTCGCAAAGAAGAAGAATCAAACCATGATTGATATGGTTATCAGTCTATTAGCTGAAGGGCGTTTCTATTATCTCGATATCCCAGCTAACAAGATATTCTACGAAGAACACAAGATGTACCGTTATGACGAAAAGACGATACACAGCGACGACCCTAAAGTTATCAAAGAGGATGACCACACAGTCGATGAGTTTAAATATTTCGTATTAGATAATGCAAGAGACCTTGGTCTCAAAGCATAGGAGAAGGAAGAATGGGAATTATACAGACCATTAAGGATTTTTTTAAAAGGAGTAATTATGTTATGACTAACCAAAGTCTAAACAGTATCACCGACCACCCTAAAATTGCGATTTCACCGGAAGAATACAATCGCATCATGAATAACCTACGCTATTTTGCAGGCAGCTTTGACCGTGTCAGCTATCGCGATAGCAACGGAACACAACTAAAACGTGACTTCAATCACTTGCCTATTGGACGGACGGCATCGAAAAAAGTTGCCAGTCTTGTGTTCAATGAGCAAGCTAAGATTCAAGTCGATAACGAAACCGCTGATACATTCATCAATGAAACACTGAAGACCGACCGATTCGCAAAGAACTTTGAACGCTACCTAGAGAGCTGCCTTGCTCTTGGTGGACTTGCAATGCGCCCTTATGTTGATGAAGACCGTGTCAGAGTGTCGTTTGTACAAGCACCAGTATTCTTGCCACTACAATCAAACACACAAGATGTATCAAGTGCTGCAATCGTGACTAAAACACTCAAGACAGAAGGCCAGAAGACTAAATACTACAGTCTAATTGAATTTCACGAGTGGACTAAGGATAGCTACACAATCACTAACGAGCTATACGAATCTGAATCTAAAACTCGTATTGGTCAACGTGTGCCTCTATCAATGCTCTATGAGGATTTAGAGGAAACTGTCACACTTAACGGGCTTACAAGACCACTATTTACGTATCTTAAACCGCCCGGCATGAATAATAAGGACATCAACAGTCCTTTGGGCTTGTCTATCTTTGACAATGCTAAGACCACAATGGACTTCATCAATACAACTTATGATGAATTTATGTGGGAAGTCAAGATGGGTCAGCGTAGGGTGGCAGTGCCTACTCAAATGATTAAGACTGAGTACGACACGAACGGCGAGAAGGTCACAGTCAAACGAGAATTTGAGACCGGTCACAATGTCTACGAGCAATTCGATAGCGGGGACATGGATAAAGGTATTGGTATCACTGACCTTACCACTGACATTCGCTCGGACGATTATATCAAAGCTATCAATAAAGGATTAAGTCTATTTGAGATGCAGCTAGGTGTGTCTGCTGGTATGTTTAGCTTCGATGGCAAGAGTATGAAGACTGCTACCGAGGTAGTGTCAGAACAATCGGACACATACCAAATGCGGAACTCTATTGCTACTCTTGTTGAGCAATCGTTGAAAGAACTTGTAATCTCAATCCTTGAGCTTGCCAAGGTCTATAATCTATATGCTGGTGAGATTCCGACAATGGATGAAATCAGTGTAGATTTAGACGATGGTGTATTTACTGATCGTAACGCTGAGTTTGATTATTGGTCTAAGATGGTAGCGTCTGGGTTCGCACCGAAAGTTATGGCTATCGAAAAAACCCTCAATGTGACCGAAGAACAGGCACAAGAGATTTATCAAGCCATCAATGATGAAACTATGGTAAGTGCTGATAGTTTCAGGACAGATGAAGAGGTTGACATTTACGGGGAGTGATAGGCTATGGCTAAGAAGAAACGTATCAAATTAAACGACCAACAGTTGATGTTGATGGCTGATAACGTTTCGGACATCTATCGTCAATTATGTAACGACCTATTCGATAATGTGGTTGAGAGATTACATGACCGTGGGACTTACTACCTTGACCAACAACCTTATCTTTGGCAACTAGAGAAGATGGCTGATGTTGGGATGTTGAATGACCACAATATCAAACTCATTGCCGAATATTCTGGCATTGCCGAGAAACAGATTCGATACATTATCGAGAATGAAGGTTATCAAGTCTATAAAGATACTCATGCTCAGTTAAAATCGAATGCTTACGATTACAACGTCGTGAAAGACCTTATCAGCTACTCTAATCAAGCAATCCATGATGTCCATAATCTTATCAATACGACCTTACCAAAGAGTGTACAAGCAACATATAAGGACATAATCGAGACTACGGTAGCTAAAGTAATCACTGGCATGGCTACACCTCAGAAAGCCCTAGACGAAACGATAATGAAGTTTCAAGAGCGTGGATTCTATGGCTATACTGACAGAGCTGGACGAAGGCAGAGAGCTGATGCTTACGCTAGGACAGTTATTAAGACTACTGCCAGACGTACATTCAACGAAATGCGAATGCGACCAGCTCAAGAGCTTGGTATTGATACGTTCTATTATTCCATCAAGGCAGCAGCCAGAGAAATGTGTGCCCCGCTACAAAATCAGATTGTCACGACTGGACGAGCTAGGACTGAAGAAGGTGTTAAGATATTTGCTCTTGATGATTATGGCTACGGCAAGCCAGGAGGGTGCCAAGGTGTAAACTGTGGGCACACTATGACTCCGTTCATTCCCGGTGTCAACTATATGCCAGACATTGACGATGACTTGAAGAATCTCACTGAAGAACAAGCTATCGAGAACGCTAACATCCAGAGCAAACAACGAGCTATGGAAAGAGCTATCAGAGCCTCTAAAGAGCGTCTGCACGTTGCTGAAACGATGCACAATGAGGAATTGACCGAAAAATACAAAACAAGGCTTACAGAGCAGAAGAGAGCCTTGAAATCGTATGTTGATAAATACCAATTCTTGTATCGAGATAGAGAGCGTGAGAGATACCACGACGACCCACTGGCAAAAACTCGTGAAGCTATTAGACAACGGGATATGTTGGCAAAAAAACACGCTTAAAAAGCGTAAACTAGTATTATTAACAATACTACGTATAGACATGGATTATAGAAAGATGGTGATCCAATTCTTGACTCGTAGGAACAGACTACTAATAAAACCGTATCAATTTGATGCGGTTTTTCTTTTTGACCTGTCGAACGTCGTAAAACTAGGCAAATTCAGTCCCTTGGACGTAAAACGAAGGAGTTTTAAACATGAGTTTGAAACGTGACATGTTAGTTGAAGCTGGTATTACAGATAAAGCAGTTATTGATTCCTTAATGAATGCGTACGGTTCTGGGATTGAGAACGCCAAAACACAAGCTAAATCTGAATTACAAGCTGAAAACGACAGCCTTAAACAACAACTTGAGCAACAAAGCCAAGCACTCAACGACTTGCAAGCCAAAGATGGAGCAAGTGAGGAACTCAAACAACAATTGACGGACTTACAAGCTAAATTTGACGCTTACAAGTCAGAGAATGAAGCTAACCTTGCTCAAGTTACAAAATCGAACGCTATTCGTCTGGCATTGAAGGATGTGGACGCTCACAATTCAGACGACCTTGCTAAATTCATCAATTTTGACGAAATCGAACTTGATGAAGCTGGTAAACCCAAACTAGACAAGGTTATTAAGGGATTGAAAGAGACAAGTCCTTATCTTTTCAAACAAGAGGAACAAGCGGCACAACCTAAAATCTTTGCTGGTGGCAATCCATCTGCTAGTCAGAACGGTCTCACTAAAGAAGATTTTAAACGTATGGGTATCAATGAGCGTCAAGAACTCTTTGATAAAGACCCAGAACTCTATCAACAACTGAAAGGATGATTTAATCTATGGTTCTTGGAACAACAACGACTGCACAAGTCATCAACCCACAGGTAATGGCTGACATGGTTTCAGCTAAATTGCCTAAACTTATCAAATTCACACCACTAGCAGTAGTGGAGACAACTCTTGTAGGTCGTCCAGGGGATGAACTTACAGTTCCACAATGGACGTATTCTGGTGATGCCACTGAAATTACTGAAGGGCAATCAATCCCAATCGACCAACTTGGCACTAAAGAAACAAAAATGAAGATCAAACAAGCTGGTAAAGCTATTGAAATCACTGATAAAGCTGCCCTTGTAGGACACGGCAACGTTTACGGTGAAGCTACTAATCAGATTGCTTTGGCCATTGCTAACAAGGTCGATAACGATATCGTCGAGGTTGCTAAAACTGCAACACAAAACATTACTGAAGCCCCTGTTTCAGTAGCGAACATCGACAAAGCCTTGGAAATCTTCGCAGACGAAGAAGACGCTCGCTATGTGGCACTTATCAATCCGAAAGACGCTATTAAATTGCGTGCTGACGCTGGTCAAAACTGGTTGAAAGGTTCAGAAGTTGGTGCTGATGTTGTCGTTTCTGGTACTTTCGGTGAAGTTGCTGGCGTGCAAATCGTTCGCACTAAGAAAGTTGAAGAAGGAAAAGGCTTCCTCGTTAAAGTTTCTTCACTTCAAACAGACACAGACGATGACGCTAAATACGGTGCATTCGTGATCAACTTGAAACGTGATGTCATGATTGAGAATGACCGTGACATTTTGAAGAAAACTACTGTTTATTCTGGTGATGAATACTACGGTGTTTATCTCTACGATGATTCAAAAGTCGTTAAATTCGGAGGTGCTTAATGGGTATGCTAATGCGTCGTCACACTATCGCCGAGCAAGATGCACCCGTTAATGACGTTAAAGAAGAAGTAACTGAAACACTAGAAGACAAGACTGTTGCTGATTTGCGAGTTATCGCACAGCAACGTGGTCTTACTGGCATTTCCACGCTGACTAAAGCGGAACTTGTAGACCTCCTAAAATAACGAAAAGGAGGTGGTTAAATGACATATTTAACCGAAACAGAATTTTTAAAACTTGGTTTCGAAGACGTAAAAGACTTTGAAACGCTATCAGCTAGAGCAAGACTCATTATTGATTTGTATATCAAGAACTTCTACGACTTCACCGATTTTGAGACAGATTTTGAACCACGAAGACAAGCGGTTAAGAAGGCGGTAGCTTATCAAATCGCTTATCTTGATTCAAGCGGTGTTATGACTGCCGAGGATAAGACATCGCTGGCAAGCATGACTGTCGGACGTACTCATGTAAGCTATCAGAACGGCTCTAAATCGTCTAACGGCGGTCAGAAGTACAATCTATCCCTTGACGCTCTAAACTGGCTGACATTGGCTGGATTTGGTTGTAAGGCGGTGGGCTATGATAGATAAACGCATGTTAGTTGATACTGTCACGATTCAAAAACCAGCGGGAGAGAAGGATGGTTGGGGAAAAGTAACATATGAAGAGCCCAAAACACTTAAACCCGTTAGATTTGATAGGGCTGTATCTCACACCGGCAGTGGTCAAAATCGAACTGAGAATAATTTTTCAGTCCTCATGATCTATCCGAAATACACACCCATTGAGTTGGATGATAGTTGGTTGAATGGTCGAGTAAATGACACTCACCGAGACTACATCATCCGTAAAATTATTCCTCAATATCATCCGTTTAAGCACACTATCTTGTGTTATGAAGTCGAGGTGATTTGATGGGTGCTGATGTAACTATCAAGGTAGATTTGCAGGGGCTTGAAAAGAAATGCAGTCCTGAAGCGGTCAGACGTGGACAGATTGCCATGAGTAATCAAATGCTCTTGGACATGAACAAGTACACACCAGTCCAGTCGGGACACTTGCGAGGTAGCGGACACTCTAACGTTGATACGTTGGTATGGTCAACACCTTATGCACGAATTAGGTTCTACAATCGTAGGCTTAAATTATTCTTTTCAGAGAAACAACGTAAGTTTTTCTTTGCGAATAAGGACAGACTGCTAGCACAGAAACCGAAGCCCGGCACCGGTGGGCGTTGGGATAAAAAGGCTGCTGCCAAACACAGTAAACAGTGGGGGCAAGTAGCAATTAGAGCAATGGGAGTTAGATAGTGAATAACAATGATTTTTCAGAGGTGTTAAAAGATTTTCTAGCTGGTCTAGGCTTGCCACTAACACCTCGACTAGATTACCTAAACGAAGGTGAAGACTTGGTAATATACGCATTGCCCGGCGGCAAGGTTGAAGACGAAGATATGGCTGGCACACAGATTCTGTCGCTGCCTTACGAAATCGCCATTAAATCAAAAGACCAACAAAAAGTGAACGCAACACTTTGGAAAATCAACACTGAGCTTTCCAAAATCGGTCTTGAATTACCAAGTTTAAACAATTCTTACACATTCTTGTCATTGAAAGTTGAGACACCGAGCCTTAACGATGTCAATGACCAAGACTATTACATTTACTTGCTAGACTTGCAAGCAACTATTGAAGTAGAAAGGAGCCTTAATTAAATGGCTAAATTTAAAAATGCGATTCGCAAACACTATATCGCACCTTACGACCCAGAACATCCAGACACTCCACCAACTGATGACAAATATATGTGGATTGCCAAGGGCATCAAAGAATCTGCACCAGAGAACGACGCAGAAGACGATGACGTGGCATACTTTGACGGCGATGGTACAAAAGAAAAAGTTATTACTTCAAAATCTCGTGGGCGCTCATTCGAAGGCCACCGTGATTATGCTGACAAAGCTCAAAACTTTGTTGTAGACAAGGAAGATGCCGTAGCTGACGACCTTATCGTTTGGTACAAAGAAGTTACCGCTGATGGTAAAACTTACAAAGAAGGCCTTGCACGACTTTCTGAAATCGAAATCGGTGACGGTGAAGCGTCAGAGCTTGAAACAATCAAGTTTCAAGTTAACTGGTCTCGCACACCAGAGAAACACGACATCAGTGGCACACCAGTAGCGGCTGCCGCAGCTTCTGGCACTGGTTCAGAAACTTCTGGACGTACAGCGTCACCAGAACCTAGTCGTTCTGGTGCTTCATCAGAAACTGGTACACCGGGAATCGGTGGGTAATCACTAATTAAATAAAACAAGATAAGACAACTAAGAGGGTGGGGTTTAGCCCTTACCCTCTTTTTTTCGTATTAAAGGAGAAGTAACAACATGGTAGTAATTAAAAAACGTAGCAATGTCATCCCTGTCGATTTCGGTGAGTTCCAACTTAATTTCCCGATGTCAGATAGCAATATAAAGCGCATGGAAGAAGTCGGGAAAGAATTGGAAGCTAGGAGCCTAGCGATCCAAGGTACAGACAACAAGGCTGCAATTGATGCGGCAACGGAGTTTGTGAAAGAAGGTTTTACACAAATCTTTGACAATGAAGAAGCATTTAATCTTGTCTATGCGTTTTCGGGTGAATCAACAAATATTGCCATGTTCTATCTGATTGAAACTATTACCGGCATTCGTTCTGAATTTGAGAATCAAAACTCAAAGGCAGCCTTCGATAAATATTTGGCTGAGTAATCATGCTAGATCTATCACGAAAACTAACAGACAAGTTAGTAATCGATGATGAAGAATTTCCTCTTAATCTGTCGTTTGATAATGTTCTACGGCTCTTTGAGATGTGGAGGGATGAAGACGTCCCAGAGTTTGTTAAACCACACTTTGGCATTCGTATTTTGACTGGTGAGAACTTGGAAGATTTCACTGTCGAGGAAATGTCCGAGGTGTTCAACGAGGTTTTCGAAGAACATATCAGCCTTTCAACAGTCGAGGACAACCATGTCGAGTATGACTTGGCAGGAAACCCTATGAAGACTACTGCAAGCAATGGCAAGCAAGAGCAGGCGCCTTATGATATTCGGTTCGATGGTGACTACATCTATGCGTCATTCTTGCAAGCCTATGGCATTGATTTATTCGACGTCCAAGGCAAGCTTCACTGGAAGAAATTCAACGCTCTACTTTCTGGGCTACCAGAGGGCACCAAGTTCATGGAAGTTATCAAAATCCGGAAATGGAAACCACAAAAGGGCGACTCAGCAGAGTACAAAGAGGAAATGCGTAGACTTCAGAAAGATTATGCTCTCCCTTACGAGATTGTCGAGGAAGAAGAGGAATACGAAGAAGAATTTTAGAAAGGAGGGGTAATCTATGGCAGATGGTACAGTCACCATCAAGGCGTTGTTTGACGGAAAGGACGCTGAAAGTGGGGCTAAACGTATCAAAGGGGCGTTAGAGGGCTTGAAAGGCTCAGCCGGCAAGGTCGGTTCGGTCTTTAAATCTGTATTGGGTGCTAACCTTATCGGTGGTGCCGTTATGGGTGGTCTCAGTGCTCTTGGTGGTGGTATCAAATCCATGGTCGGTGAGCTTAACAGTGCAACAAAGGCTTGGAAAATGTTCGATGGAAACATGGAACAGATTGGGATGCCTACCGCTCAAATTCAGCAAGTAAAAGGCGAGTTGCAAGATTTTGCCACTAAAACTATCTATTCAGCGTCCGATATGGCTTCTACTTACTCACAGTTAGCAGCCGTCGGAACGAAGAACACAACCGAGCTCGTTAAAGGCTTTGGCGGTCTTGCAGCAGCAGCCTTGGATCCACAACAAGCCATGAAGACCTTGAGCCAACAAGCGACCCAAATGGCCGCTAAGCCAAAAGTTCAGTGGCAAGACTTCAAGCTCATGATGGAACAAACGCCCGCCGGTATCGCAGCAGTAGCCAAGGAAATGGGCATGAGTACCGATGAAATGGTTAGAGCTGTCCAAGACGGCAAGATTAAGACCGAGGACTTCTTTGACGCTATCACAAGAGCTGGTAACAACCCAGTATTCAGTAAGATGGCCACGGAGTTCAAGACTGTTGACCAAGCTATCGATAGTATGAAAGAGTCTATCGGTATTAAGCTGATGCCACAGTTTGAAAAACTCAATCAGATTGGTATCAAGGCAGTTGTCGGGCTAACTGATGCTATTGAAAGAATGGATTTCAACGCTATTGCCGACAAGATTGGCAGTGGTTTGTCTTCACTTTGGAAGGGTTTCTCAAATACAGGAGCCTTGAAAAATCTAGGTGCGACTTTTACTTACATTTCAAGTTCAATCAAGCAACTATTTAGCAAGATTGACGGGAACAAGCTTATGCAGGGCATTGGCTCAGTATTTGGGGACATTGCTAACGGTATTTCACAAGCCTTGAATATTGCCACGACATCAGTTAGAAGCTTCATCAGCTCGTTTGCTGATACTGGAGCGTTTCAATCGTTTAAGGCAGCAGTGCAAGATACTTGGAACGCACTTAAAACCCTCGGTTCGTCACTAGGCGAGGTTTTAGGCAGCTCAGAGATGCAATCTATCATATCTGGGATTGCATCAGCTATCGGAACGCTTGTTAACTGGATTTCTCAAGGAATTTCAGCAATATCTAGGTTCATTAGTGCAATACCACCGGGCATCTTAAACGGTATCACTAGCGGTATTTTGGCAATGGTAGCAGGTTTCATGACTGCCAAAGCTGGGATTTCAGCGGTAGGCGTTGCATTGAAAGGGTTAGACTTCATCAAGAGTCTAAACCCATTCAAGAAATTCGGAGAGGACGCTGCAGAAGGAACAGAGCAAGCTGCCAACAGTGCTAGACGTTCTAAATCGACGATTACTCAGCTATTTAGTGGAATGGCTAATGTCATTAAATCAACAGGAACTAGCATTTCAACGGCTGCAAAAGGTATCGGAACAGGACTATCAACTGCTTTTAAAGGTTTTGGACAAGGGCTTAAAGCAGCTTTGCAAGGTCTGAAAGGCGTAAGTTTTTCAACATTGGCAGGTTTAGGAACTTCGGCTGCAATCGCAGCGGTCGGAATTGGTACCGCTATTGCTATCGTAGTTGCTTCACTTGCTTTGCTCGCTACTCAATCCCAAGGCGTTTCACAAATCCTTGGCGCTTTAGGTGGTGCAATCAGCACTGTTGTAGGGGCCATTGGTGGTGCGATGGCAACGGTAATTGAAGCGTTCGGGACTGCTTTTGGAATTGTCGTCAAGGCAGTCGGTGAAGCTGCGCCAGGGCTAGCCAAACTTTCACCATTGGTTGAAGCGGTAGGAACTGCTCTAGGCAATGCAGCCCCAGTAATTACAGCGTTTGGGAATGCTTGGACGTCTATTTTAGGGACGTTGCCAGCCATCATTGACGCTTTTAGTGGACTGGCTACCGCCCTAGGCTCAGCGATTAGCCAGATAGTTACAGCAGTAACTCCGATTGCCCAAATTATCAGTAACACAATTACGGCAGTAGCTCAAATCATTGCTAACGCTATCGTGGCAATCGCTCCGGTTGTTTCAAATTGCATCGTTCAAGTTGCTCAAGTAATCGGGCAATTCGGACCACAAATTGCAATGGTCTTACAAGTGATTGTCCAAGCTATTCAAGCAACGGCCCCAGTTATTATGACCTTGATTCAAGGGATTGTGACAGTCGTTCAGACAATGGCACCGGTCATTAGTCAAGTGATTTCTGCAATCGTTACAGTCGTTCAAACACTTGCACCTATCATCAGCCAAATCATTTCAGCGATTGTAACAGCAATCACTCAAATAGTGCCTATCATAACGGCCATTGGGGGTGTGATCAGTGCTGCATTTAGTGGCATTGCATCGGTTGTGTCAGCGGCAGGAATGGCAATCGCTACGGCTGCAATGGGTATTGGTGCGGCTATTAGTACGGCTCTAAGTGGTGTGGCAAGCATTATTAGTGCTACTGGTTCAGCTATCGGAGCAGCCTTGCAAGGCATAGCCAGCGTAGTGCAGTCAGTCGGAACGTCAATCAGCACAGCGGCTCAAGGTATCGGAAACGGCATCAAGTCAGCGTTTGAAGGAATTTCAAGCGTGATTACATCAGCAGGTAGTGCAATCAGTAGTGTATTGAATAGCCTAGCTAACGTGTTCAACTCAATCGGTACCGCAGCACAAAAGGCAGGGTCTGGATTCAATCAGCTCGCTAATGGTGTGGTTAAGATTACCAACACAAACTTAGGAGACATGGCTGCATCTCTTGCAGCAGTGGCCAAAGGTGTTGGGTCTATCGGTAACAACTCAGCAGGGCTTGCTCAAGCTGGTACTGGTATGACTAAGCTTGGAGATGGTATGAGCAAGGTGTCTAGTTCAGCATCTAGTGCTGTATCTGGTCTGACATCATTCTCCAGCACGATTACAAGCATTCAATCATCATTCACTAACTTACAATCACTACTCACTACAGCAGGAACAGCGTTCAGCACGTTCTCTAGTCAAGCTAGTCAATCGCTAGCTGGTTTAACGGCTATTGTAGCCCCTATCACAGCGTTTAGAACACAAATCATGACACTAGCACCAGCTTTGATGGTGGCAGCGACTGGATTAACTCAGTTCAGTACAGTTTCAATGACGTTGACTGCTAGCATGACTTCTATCAGCTCAAGCATGACTATGTTAACTACTAGCTTAACGATGTTAGCTACTCAGTTAACTATGATCACTACGAGCATGACCATGATGGCTACTAGCTCAACTATGCTAGGTACTAGCTTAACTCTTGTAGGTACTCAATTCACTATGATTGGTACTTCACTAATGATGCTTAACAGTCAATTCATGATGTTCGCTACATCATTGATGCAACTGACATCACAGCTTATGATGGCAGGTTCAGCAGTTACCATGTTTGGTGCTCAACTCATGACCGCTCAGACTGGTTTCAGCATGGTTTCCATGATGGCGACTATGGTATCTAGTCAGCTTGCTATGCTTGCTAGCTCAGCCCAAATGGCAGGAGCAGGGCTTGCTATGGTAAGTGCTCAAGTCATGATGCTTGCTAGTGTATTTGCTACAGCCGGAGCAGCAGCAATGACATTGCAAGCAACAATGATGTCGCTAGGTATGGCAGTAAGTGCAGGCATGATGTCAGCAGTTCAAGCGGTAACGTCTGGAGCTATGCAAATGACGGCGGCTCTACGTTCTAGCGGTATGCAAATGGTTGCTAGTACGCAAGCCTTCATGAATCAAATCGTCTCAGCGGTTAGAAACGGCATGAATCAAGTGGTTGCCGCTATTCGTGCCGGTGGTGCTCAAATGGTATCAGCCATGCAAGCGAGCGGACAACAATTAGTCGCAGTTACGCAAGCAGCGGTTAACCAAGCAGCAGCCGCAGCAAGAGCCGGTTATGGTGCTTTCTTCTCAGCGGGTGCTTACATGGGTCAAGGTCTTGCCGCTGGTCTGATGTCAGCTCTTGGAGCAGTTACAGCAGCAGCAAACGCCCTAGTCGCACAAGCGGAACGAGCTGCACAAGCTAAAGCCAAAATCCACTCACCTTCACACCTTTTCCGTGACCAAGTTGGTTGGTATATCGGTCTTGGTATTGCACGAGGTATCGACGAATCAGCTCCAGAGGTAGCTAATAGTCTTGACTACATCCGTGACCAAGTCAACGGCTTCAATGTTCGAGCTAATGCAATGCTCACTGGTGCCACTTCAAACATGGCTAGTCAGCTTAAGATGGAAGTCTTGCGAGATAAAACCCCAGATGCAACTATCTCAGCACGTCAAGAAGCGTATGCTGCACACTCAGCGGGCTTACTTAATGATGTGATTGATGCTCTAGCAGATGTTAGAGAACAAATCGCACAAGGCCAAAACATGGTACTTGATACCGGTGCATTGGTCGGTGGTACAGTTAATAACTTCAACAGTGCCATTGATACGATTAAAACACTGAAAGGACGACACAGATTATGATTACTAAAATTAAAGAATATATCACGTTCGGCGATTTTAACAGTCGGGACTCTGGGTGGTACTTGCAGAAACGTGAAGCACCAACGCCAGAAGAGAAGGAAATCGTTGAGTCTATCCCCTTCATGCAAGGGGAACTCGACTTTTCTAGTATTTTGGGGGAGCGTGTGTTTAAGCCTAGAGAAATTACTTATGAATTTAAGCTACCATTCACGGAATATGAAGGGCGTAAGGCCGCAGAACGTGAGATTAAGTCTCGGATGGTAACTAAGACAGAACAGAAATTATTCGATACCCATGACAGACGCTATTACTGGATGGGCAAGATCAAGAGTATTAAGGTGGCCGATGATCCGATTAAAAAGAATTTGGTTGCTACGATTGTATTTAAGTGCTATCCGTTTGCATTTCATGAGAACGAATACTTTGACGATGTTTGGGACACCTTCGATTTTGAAAGTGATGATTCAACATGGACTAAATGGCAGTTGGGGTATAAGAACGCAGAAAAAACAATTTACTTCGTTAATTCTGGCGATACAGCTATTAGCCCAGTCGTTTATTGCGATGAAAATATCACGCTTACCGATGAAGACGGTGTAATTTACAATCTAAAGCGTGGCGAAAATAGGGAGTTTACATTGACTTTGTATCAAGGTATCAACTATTTCAAAACTAAAGGAAATGGCACGGTCGCCATGCACTTTAACAACGAGGTGATGGCATGACAGCTACTGGAACAATTGAAATATTCAACGTTAGCCACACTGGGTACTCCATAAAAGTGTCTGGCGCCAGTGTTGACGGTGGATTTAAAGGGATGTTCTTCCCGACTTGGAGCAGAAAAGAATATTATTCAGAAGAGTGGAAAACGGTCACAGATAGAGATGATATATTTTGGTATCGTGGCGTAGAGTGGGGCGGTAATTGGTACTGTACTATTAATGTTTCTGACCACAATTACGATGCAGGCGAGTATTTCACTCACATTTATTTCTACCGTGGTGATGGCGACTTGGTTGGTCTTGCCGCCAGAACAATTGTCGTACCAGACCCTCCAAAGAAAACTCGGAAAAAGGGTGGCTATGCAGTTTATTGGTGGCCTAGCATTCATGATAGACGTGGGGATAAGCTCCTTCGCACTACTGCGGGACGGAAGACGATCCACAACCCTTATAGTGCAAAAGGTGGAAAAATCATCGCTGGTGAGATTACTCAAGCATTAAATACCATTCATGAATTTACGTTTGCAATTCCATTCACACACCCAATGTACAATAAAATGGTGCCGTTTAAGTCCATTGTTGAAGTGGTTAACCTATATGATGATACTATTGAATTTGTCGGACGAGTGTTGACAACTACTAACGAAATGACCACGGATGGGTTCGCTCAGAAGGTAACGTGTGAAGATTTCCTCTCGTTCCTTCACGATTCATCACAATGGTTCCAGAAATTGCCAAACCGTGGCGCTGCTCAGTATTTGCAAGAGATGGTGAAAGTCGCAAACAGTCAAGTTGAAGACTATAAGCGCTACATTTTAAATAGCGTGACTGTTAATAGTAGAACAGATAAGCCTTATCGGTACATCGGCTATGAATCTAGTTGGGATTGTGTCCGAGAGCGTATCATTAACAATATCGGCGGGTATTTAAGAGTTAGCGAGCGGAACGCCACGCTGCATTTAGATTGGACGAAAGACATTGGTGAGGTCAAGAAGTCACCGATTCAAATTGGTAAAAACATCAAGTCTGCTAGTCGTTTACTTGATTTTGACGGACTTGCTACTCAAATTATGCCAGTCGGTGCAGATATTCAAAAAGACCACCCAGACGAAGACCAAAGCCCCGATGTTACAAGGGAACAGATTACCATTTGGAATGTCAATAACCATAGTTTGTATCTTGAAGATAAGGAACTTGTCAAGGAGTTTGGCATCATCCGTAAACCCGTAATCTGGACGGAAATTGACAACCCTAGTGTCCTATTGGCTCGTGGTAAGCAGTATTTGAGAAACCAAAAAATCGCCCTCGCAAAATGGACGATTTCAGCAGTTGAGCGCTATTTGGTTGATGACCGATACGATAAGTTTGAGATTGGGAACAAGCACCCAATTATCAATGCGCCTCTTTCCGGCATTGAAACTTTGCAAATTTTGGAGAAAAAAATTGATATACTGACCCCACAATCAGTCGAATTGACTATTGGTTCACAATCTCAATCACTTGCAGCCTATCAATTGCAATTACAAGAGGCCGAAAACTCTATCGAGCGTGTCAAACAGAACACTTCAACTACTGATAAGGCTAAACGTTTGAAGGCTCTACAAAGTCAGCTTACATCGCTTAAGAACAGACCTGCCACAGAGCCGATAGCACCTACGGCGCCAAACCCACCTAAACCAGACGCTACGCAAGGTGAATTGACTGCGTATGATAAAGCGTTCGCTGATTATCTCGCAGCTAAAGCTAATTACGACAATCAGTTAACTTCATTCAACATGGATGAACAAGAACGTACTAGGACGATTAAGGATGTAGAAGCCGAAATCACACGATTGCAAAATGAATTAAAAGAAGGAGGTAACTAATGCCACAGAATGAAGCAGAAGGGCGCTTAAATCTATACGATGACGTGACGCCTTTGGAAAACACCAAGAACATCAACATTTTGGCAAGAGCTATCCGAAAGAAAACTAGGGGGGCAGATGTTCGAGAGGCCATCGCAAAGGCCATTGAAACGACATACGCTGACGGCACTGCCAACGGTAACGCCAACATGGAAGTTGCCAAAGCTCGTGGAGAATACGAAACTCTAAACCAACGTCTCCAAGATATCCAAACAACCGCCCAATCAAGTCAACAACTAGGGGAACGGAACAATGATGCCAAGGTTGACAAGAACGGTACCGGCCAAATAACGTGGTCAAACCTTGCGCAAGATGCAAGAGAGCAAATTTCAGGCGGCAAGGTGGCAGTGGTTGGGAACAATGCCGTTGCAACATCTAACATCGTTGATGGAGCAGTAACAGACACCAAACTTGATGAACGCATGGGGTTTGGGTTGATGATTGCTGGTCGCCTATTAATTGACGTCACTAATTCTCAAGTAGAGTTAAGCGGTGGCAGCTGGTTTCAGGTCGGGAAGCGTAAAGCCAACGCCAGAGGTACCTTAACAGCTCCGCTGCCAAAAACGGGTTTGTCGCAGTACGTTATTTACAACGACGAGACGAACTCGTTATATGTCAAAACATTAAACGACATTCAAAACATTGGTAATCGTGAAACCATCTTAGCAATCCTATTTAATGGAGCATTGGTTCACCCACAATCCTCTCCATTTGTTAAGACGGTGGGGCTCAAAGTCGGTGAACGCTTAGACTACGTGAATGCCGACTGGGGGACAGTTATCCAAGGGGAAATCACATATGACGCCAAAACAAATACTGTCAGAGGTCAAAGAAAAGGCGACATCATTGTCTCTTTTCAAAATTATTACATTAACGGCATTGAAGATTTTGAAATTACCTTACCGAACTACTCTGGGAAATTGTTACTCTTTGATAGAGAAAACAAAAAGTTTCAAGTAGCGGACATGGATAGTTACGACAGTCACAAGAAGAAAGATATTTCTAAAGCAGCTTCACTAATCAAAGTGGCCGAAATATACCAAAATGAAATTAGGCATATTTCTAGCAATAGCAATATTTTTCTTGTCAACCAAGAAACTCAACGCAAACAAGACATCACACTTGAACGGTTGAAAGTTGACTTACAAACCAAGCGGACAGTTATCGTAACGCTAGGTGACTCAACGACGGATGGGTACAGAACATCTGGTTATTCAGGAAATGTTCTTGAAAGTTTGACACCAAAACCAAACACTTATACCGAGATTTTAAACGGTATTATTAACGGTCAAAAAGGGTATGACTATAACCACAAATTCTATAATCGGGGCTTCTCTGGAAAAACAATTGCTTGGTTAAAAGATAACTTGGATGCTGTCTTAGCTCCAATCACCGAAAAAATCGACTATGCTATTATCTCAATGGGAATTAATGACAGTGTTTACCAGAAGGACAACATTCAACCTTTCGAAGAGAACCACATCGACATTGTTAAACGTTTGAAATCAAAAGGAATTAAACCAATTCTAATGTCGACACAAGCCCAATTTGAAAACTACAAGCGTTTTGGCTCAAAGATTAACAGTATCGCTGATACTCTCAAGAGAGATTTGGCGAAAGAACTAGGTATTCCATTCATTGACTACAACGCTGGAACTAGAAACATTCTGAATAACTCAGAGTATAGTGTTAAGGCTCTTATTCCTGATATGTGTCATTTTGGTGATTTAGGTCATCAAAAATCGGCAGAATTTCTAGCTAGTCAGTTGATTCATCGTGTCGAGGAAGTCGTTGTCGGTGATAAGATCGGCTACCAGAATAATCGTGTTGTCTCAGACTTGAACTATTCGGATTATTTATCTGATGTTGAAAAAGAGGTTAAATTCTTACCTTCAAAGGTAGATGGGTTTGACTTAGAGGGTCACTTTAATGGGGCTCAAAAGACCATGTTTGAAGTTTTGGTTTATGTCAATAAACCAGTTGTAGTTAAATACTTCGGGGAGAACGTGTCTGTAAGTAGCAACGGTGCTAACTTGGATGATGGCGCACGGTTGGATGTTGGTCTCTACAAGATTTCAGTTAAAAACACGCCAAATCAACCATCATCCTTCCGTGGTTTGAAATTTGAGTAGAAGGGGGAATATTGAACAAGCCAGATGGAATTTGGGGGATTTTGGATGTTGTACGGAACTTCTACGAGCATGGGATAGATGACCATTTATGGGTGTTCCTACTAATGATTATCATTGCTAGTGATATCGTGGTGGGAGTATCCAGGGCGTGGGCTTATCATGAGTTTTCAAGCTCTAAATTCAGAAAAGGGCTTGTCAGTCATACTGCTATGATTATCTTTGTAGCCATCTTCTATCCGTTCGCTAATTTCATGAATTTAGGCGGGATGTTAGATGCCTTTATCATGGCTATGATTGCAGCTTATGGATCTAGTATTCTAGCTAGCTTATCTGCTCTAGGAGTAGAAATTCCGTACTTTGATAAGTACATTAAACGAAACATTGACAAAGACAAATTTAATTTAACTTCAATCGAAGAAGAAAGAAAGGACAATGAAAATGATTAATTTTAAATTACGCTTGCAAAACAAAACAACTCTAGTAGCACTTATTTCAGCGGTGTTCTTGATGTTGCAACAATTTGGACTTACTATCCCTAGTAATATCCAAGAGGGTGTAAATACTTTCGTTGTGATCTTGGTTATCCTTGGAATCGTAACTGACCCAACTACAAAGGGTGTGGCAGACAGTGAACGTGCATTGAACTACCATCAACCTCGTGAGGACTAGTTATGGCTAAGCTCATGACCTCTATCAACCAAATCGAAGGCGGTGATATCCTAAAATCAGGGGACACCACTTCCGTCTTTGGTTTTGAAATTTTGGGTTACGATGGTAAACGCATGGAGCTGTCCGGCACTGGTAAGCTAACGCTTTCCAACGATGAAGTGGTGGCACTTTATCAAGATGTTACCGTTGAAAACGGTCGTTTCTCATTCTCAATGGGCAGTGTAGTAGCTACTGGCACTTACTACCTTGAAATTAAACTGGATGGGCATATCTTCCCATCAAACAATTTCAAGGTTAAAGTTAAGAGCTCACTAAATATTGACGGTGCTATCCCATCAAAAAAAGACCCTAAACTAAAACTACTAGCGGATGAATTACGAGATTCTGGGTACATTGCCGGTGGCGGTGATACCACGGAAGACCTCGTAAACATCTATAATCTGGCTAAAATTTGAAAGGATAAATAAATGAGTAAATTACATGATTTTGCCCAAGCTGTGGGTGCCGATATCAAAGAAATCAAAACAACCTTAGCAGGCAAGGCTGATAAGGGTTCGGAAGGTGTGACTGAAGAACGCTTGACACAAGCAATCACGCAAGCTAAAACTGACCTTATTGGTGGGGCTCCTGAAGAGCTTGATACGCTTAAAGAGCTTGCTGATAAGATTGCCGCTGCTGGTGGTAATGTTGATTCTGGTATTATTACTAAACTTACAGAATTTGGTAATCGTATCACAGATATTGAAACTGAAGATTTGGCAGCAGTATATACAACAGCTAAAAACACCCTCTAATGAGGTGGGCTTATGAGTAATTTAAAAGATGTAATAGAATATATTGGTCATGATATTGGTGAAATTAAAGATAAACAATCTTCATCGTTGTCTATCAGCCAAGCGTATGGGTTATTTCCGAGTTATAAGAACTTTTTTCAACATGTTGTAGAGCAAAACCAATGGGCGGAAGACCCATTGGTTACGAAATCCCAATTACCAACAAGCGAAATTGAAGAGTTGAAGAAGAAGGTCGAAGAGTTGGAAAGAACTATCTCGGAGATTAAACAATCTATTCAAAAATAATTATGAGAAAGGATATCTATGACATCAAAAACACAGTTATTAAACACGCTTGAGAGCCTAGTCAATCAACGTGTCACTGTTCCCACTAACCCTCATGGTGGTCAGTGTATCAGCTTGATTGACTACGTTTTACAGTATGCGGGTTTATTTAATCTTGATTTCAGCTACTTAAATGCGATTGATGGATTAAGTAGAGCAGAAAGTCAAGGGCTTAAAGTCACACGTTTCGACGGTGCAAACAATCCACCAGTAGGGAGTGTGTGGGTAACTAACTGCTTGCCATACCATCAATTCGGGCATATCGGTTTTGTGGTCGCAGAAAACCCAGACGGCACAGTTACTACAATCGAGCAGAATATCGACGGTAACGGTGACGCTCTTTATAATGGCGGTTGGACTCGTAAGGTAACCCGTAACCTCGATAGTGCTGGTAATTTCAGTTATATCGATTGGAGTGCACCAAGTCAACAAATGGTCGGTTGGTTTGAATTGCCGTTTGACGGCATGGCACAGGATAATTACTTTATCGACGTATCAGCTTACCAACCGGGCGACCTGACTAGTATCTGCAATGCTAGTGGTACGAATAACACGGTTATCAAAGTAACCGAGGGCGTGGGCTGGGTTAGTCCAGTAGCCGCTCAACAAACTAACACTAGTAATTGTATTGGTTACTACCACTTTGCCCGTTTTGGTGGTGATGTGGCGGCAGCACAAGCTGAAGCTAACTATTTTATCGCTAACTTGCCATCACACCCTCGTTATTTGGTTTGTGATTATGAAGACGGCGCTAGCGGTGATAAACAAGCGAATACTAATGCAGTATTGGCGTTTATGGATGTATGTAAGGCGAACGGCTTTGAGCCAATCTATTACAGTTACAAACCATATACACTAGCGAACGTGTATGTAGATCAGATTACTGCACGTTATCCTAATAGTCTATGGATTGCAGCCTACCCAGACTATGAGGTACGCCCAGAGCCTTATTGGGGCGTGTATCCAAACATGGGACACACACGCTGGTGGCAGTTTACAAGCACTGGTCTAGCTGGCGGGTTGGATAAAAATGTTGTTATCATCAATGACGGTGACAGTTTAGTAAATCAGAAAGAGGAAGAAGAAAATATGGATTATGTAGTACGTAGCGAAAGCGGTTCTCAAGGTTATGTTGGTGTGGTTAATGGTCGTGTATTCGGTATCGGCTCAATGGGTACAGTAGATGCCCTACGTTCGGCGGGAGCTAAACACTTGACCTTGCCAGACGCTGATTTTGACCGTTTCTTGAATAGCCAATCAAACGACACGGCAGCAGTATCTAAAGCAATCAGTGAAGCTAGCGCATCAGTGGTTAAAGCGATTGAAGAACGTGCACAAGCAACACAAGGTCAAACTGGTGTATAATTAAATAAAAGAACCACGAAAACTAAAAAACGAAAAGGAGTATATCACCTCCCGACAGACCACAGTTCGGACATCATGGTGGTAGTGGTCGAAGCCTCAGCGTTATGCTGGGGCTTTTTTTTTGTGTTATAATGTATCTATGAACGACAATCCCCCTGCATCCACTATGGACAGATACGCTCTGAGCAGGGGTTTTTATTTTTTTTGTGGTATAATAGTATTGGTTTTGAGAATAGCCTTCATAGGTAGACGCCGCCCTTTTATGGGCGGTTTTTTATTTTGCAAAAAAACTAAATATCTTTACCAAAAGTGTTGACAACATATAGTATATGTACTATAATATAAATGAAGATAAGGAAAGGGAGAACAAAAGAAGTTCTCAAGGTAAAATAAAATGGCATTAACTCAAGAACAAATCAACCAACTTGTAAAAGAGTACAAAATGGCTTATGACGGAGAAGAAGAAGTTACTGAGTAAAAAGTCCTCAACGACTTACAAGAGTACATGAAAGACTTCACAGATTACGAAGATTTCGACGAAGTTCCTTTTGAAGAATTGATTGACTTTATAGGCTGACTCAAAGAGAGGTGGCGTAATGGACGCACAACAAAAGGCCACTAAGAAGTGGAACAAAAACAATAGAGAGTATCGCAACTACTTATCAAAGCGGTCATCAGCTCGCAGCTTCATCCGTAACCACGCTTCGGTTACGGACTTGAATGAGCTAGAGGAATTAATCGCAGAAAGACGATGTAATCTGGGAACGATAAAAAGCTAG